TTTACTTTACGGTAAACGTTGATGTGGTCTAATACGATTTCACCTGCATCAAATTGAGGTGACGCTGCTTTCTTAATCAAGTATGCTGGGATACCGTCTACATACATGATGAAACGATTCTGCACCTTTGGTTCGAAAGCGGTGAACATTATTTGGTTTGCATCTAATACAGCCATTTTATGTTAAATTTTGTCTATTAATAAATATTATTGTTTATAACTCTTACGCTGGGAATGTTGCCCCAGTTGGTAATACTGTGAAATCCAACACAATGAATTCTGCTGTTTTGCTTGGTTGTAAAAAGATTTGACCAACTAATTGGTTTCTATCGATTACATCCGGTGTATTATTTGAATCATCCATTACCACTTTGTAAGCATACAAACCTTGACGTTGTACTACTGATTCTAAGTAAGGATTAGCTATACTCATGAATCTGTTTCTTGTAGCTGCTGTATTTTGTTCAAATACTAATGAACGACCTACTTGACCTAAGAAACCTTTTAATGTGATTAATAAACGACGAACATTGATTCTATCTAATGAAGTTGACTTCTTTTGTAATGTCTTTTGACCAAACGCTACAACACCTTCTCCAGGGAATGAAGCTAGTGGATTAATGTTTGTATCATATAAAGTATCGCGATCATCTTGAGATAATCTTCTTTCAGCACGTAATACTGATCCAATTCCACCGCGGTTTAAACCTGCTGGAGCGAACCATTCTGCACCAACTTGATCGTTGAATGCGAATACACCACCCATTACTACTGATGGAGGACACCATACAGCCTTACCTAAGTTAGAACTGAATAATTGTACCCAAGGGTAATAAGCAGCTCCGTAACTTGAACCATTAGCAGCAGAAGCTGTAACAGCAGCAGCTACGTTAGCACCGTATGCTGTAGTATCGATAATTGCCATTGAATCACCTCTACCTTCACAAACTGCAATTACGTCATCTGAGATTGAACTTAAAGCACCAGTACCTAATATTACACCAGGAACTAATAATAAGTTAAAGCTATAATCATCTTTATTTGATAATAAAGTTAAAGCAGCTGTATAATCAGCAGCAGCAAATCCTTGACATTCTGTAGCTGCAATATCGTTTGCTTCAAAGAATGTAGCAGCTCTGCTTGTTGCAGCAACACCACCACTGAATGAACCACTAGCTGTTGTTGGTAAAGATCCACTATATGTTAAAGTTTTATAGTTTCCGTTATTATCGATTGAATCGATAGTATTAGTTACAGATTTAACACGAACATATGAAGAACCACCTTGGAAGCTACCTGAAATTTCTACTAAGCCTTTTGAACTATTGTAAACAGGTTTTGTATCACCAATTACACGAGAAATGTAGTTTGGTTGAGATGGGTCTAATGACAAGTTTGAGAAAGATTCTAAAACATTTTTGTTGTTTGTATTGTCATCACCACGACGAACTAATAATGTAAATGTACCTTTTGTAGCACTTACATTAGTTACTTCCCAACGTACATTCTCTGTTGTACCATTTGCTAAAGCACCTGATACTTCAGAACCACTATTGTTTGCGATATCGCCCCAATAAGTTGATTCTAATACGAAAGAATTTGTACCTGCTGTAATAGATGTTACAGATGAACTTGCATAAGTGTTATAAGAAGAACCACTGATGATTTTTGTTACTAGTAATGAGTTTCCACCGTTGTTGAAGTACTCTTTAGCAGCTAATGAAGTAAAATATTCATAGTAGTTACTACCACTCTTAAATATATCACCAAAAACTGATAAATATTCACTATAAGATGTCACTAATGTTGGTGCTAAAGGATTACCTTTAACTGTAGGTCCAACAATAGCAGCTCCAACTTCTTGAATACCTCTTTGTACTAAACTCTTATCGTTTTCGCGAGTGAAAACGCCAGGAGAGATAATTTTTTCTGCCATAGTATTTTTTAGTTAAATTGATTTGAATTGTTCTGACAATAAATATTCGGAGAAATACGTAACCGCCTAGCCTTACGCTAGGATCTCACCAGTTTGTACATCTAAAGTTCCTTCCCCATAAGTTTCACGAACCTTAATAAGGAATTCATTCTGGCGCGTTTCGGCTGATCTTATATCCGCGTATAGCTCCGTTAATTCCTGATCCATTAGTTTTAATTGATCTTCTAATTCGTGTTTGTTATATTGTAACTGCCCAATTTCAAATATTGTATCTGAATATTGTTCGCGCATTGCGATAAGTTCTGCTAATTCCTGTTCTGTTAATTTCTTATTCATATTATTGTTCCCATTTATGTTTTGGACAGCTTTCTTTTATTGGACTAAATACCTTTTTAGCTAATGGACATCCACAAGCATTGCAATACCAAAATTTCATTATGTCTTGATGTGTTTTGTGTTCACAACCATCACATACTACTAATCTATATTCTGCTTTTGCTTTTTGTTCTGGGGATGGATTTTCTGCTGCTATCCAGGCTTTGCCTATTTCTACTAACTTATTCATACAACTTAACTTAAAAAAGAAAAGCCCCTGAATTAGAGGCTATTTCTTCGTTTTATATAGAGGGATTAGTCTTCAACTTTAATCAATTGAAAGAATGTTTGATAGTTGCCTTCTGTTTCTACATGAGCGAAATCGCTGATGTTGAAAGGCTTATATTCTAACTCTCTTTCTTGACTTAATAAGTCGTTGTATTCCTTTTGAAATTCAAAGAAATCTTGATTTGATTCTGCTTTGAATTTTGGATTACCTTCTTCGTCGACACCATCTTCTACTTTAGTAGATGGAGACAGTTGGTAACCACCGTTTTCGTCTGTTGAACCATACTTCATAATTAATTCATCACGAAGTTTATTAATTGATTCTTTTTCAGAAGTCAATCTTTTATTTAAATCAGTGATCCAATACTTAGTGATCATGTTAAGTTTTTCACTTAATAGACCTTTAGAAATTGTTTCACCTGTTTGTTGGTTTACTAAACCATTAATTTCAGCTTCGAGATTTAAAAACTCGAATAATTTTAGACTAATTTTTTCCATAACTTTCTTTCTTATTATTTAATATTTGTTTTTTTCTTTGGAGCTGCTGCTTGTTTTTTGGGAGCCTTTGCTTTAGCTTCTTTTACGACTTCTTTTACTTCTTTAACAACTTCTTTAATTGATTCGATTTTTGATTCAATTGCATCAGGAATGTTGTTGTTGTTAGCGTCAGCAATTTTACCCTTTTTCATTAAGAAGTAAGTAATAGTAGCTGCGATTAATAAACCTACGATAATAATTAACATAATTAAATTTTTTTGTTCGTATATAAATATATAACAAAGTCCAAAAACCGCAATCTTATAAAGAAGAAAGACGAGTTTCTACTTCTTGACGAACTGCTATAAATACTTCTTCTGTTGATGTTTCAATAACATTGTTAGCTAAATCATCAGCTATTTTATCATAAAATGGAGCTGGTGCAATAACACGCATGAAGCACTCAATTGGTTCATTTACTAATGTAATTACTTTTTTAGTTTCACTGTCTACTAATAAGTAAATTTGTTTTCCTTTGTAATAATTTATCATAAATTTTTATTTTATATATTAAGGGGTACAACCAAAACATGCATTATAATAACATGGGTCTACAGATCCGCCACAACCACCACCACAATCACAATAGTAAGGCCATGATTCATATCCACAAGTCGCTGAATTGTATTCTATTAATGTATTATATGTTCCACAGTTACCATCTGCATAAGTATAATATAAAGTCGTTCCAGTACAAAATGATTCAATATATGTTTCATCTGCTTGACAACTAGAACAAGCTGTTACCGCTGTAATCATGCCAGATGAGTTAATGGAATATACGTTAGTTCCATCAGATATCCAACCAGTACTTACAGGAACTGTTTTTTTATCATCTGTATACAGATAACATCCATATATTAGTGTAGAGCAAGTACTATTAAAAGATAAACACTGTGTAGCCATAATTTTATTTTTATTTTAACAACCTCCTCCTCCGTTACAACAAGCACAATCTCCTTGTTGTACATCATTAGCCGCTATACAAGCAATACTTGGTGAATATGAACTATAACATAGGTCATATTGGTATCCTATTGCTGAATACGCTTTAATATAGTAGTCTGTATTTGCTTGAACAGTAAAAGTATAAGATAATGATGCAAGGTTAGCAGAGTGAGATTCAGGTTTCCATAAAGATTGGTTATAAATTAATGTGCCATTTGCAGTTATTTCTAAAAATCCATATCCATCACGATTCCATCCCCAGTTTGATGGAGCTGTTTCAATAGTATCTCTACCAAAATTAGCTTGAATAGCCATAACACTTCCTACCCAAACATTAGCATTCATTTGAGGAGAATATTGTGGTCCTCCAAAAAACAAGCCATTTAAAGGAGGACTATTATTTGGATCTAATACTAATGATGATCCATTAACTTGACCAAATAAGTCTACATTTAAATAATCAACTCCCGCTACTTGTTCCATTTCAAATAATATTGAAT